GTTCTAGTCATGCTCCTTGCCATAGCTACAAAGCGTTTCAACGACACTTTAAAAAACACTTACCCGAACTCCAAGGTTATGATGTTATCTTGGAGTCACGGTACAAGGGACACAACATTACAGCGAGGGTATGGGAATGAGTGATCCATCACATGAGGCACAGCAAGTTGCCATCAAGATGTTCTGGGGTATCCCTGTGCTGATGATGCGGAAGTCTTACCCTGCTGACGGGTATGGCTGGGAGTGGGGCCGCTGGCGCAAGGCGCGGTGGAACGAGATCAATACGATCAACTTGCTACTTATGACCACATGGAAGGAATGAAGAAATGAGTGACGATCTGATCAAGCGTTTGCGTAATACCACACGAGGTTGGATTGAAAAACATTACGACCGCATCGAAGCCGCAGTCCGCATCGAACAGTTGGAGCGCGAAAACGATAGGTTACGTCTGACGATAGATGCTGCCGCAAAACTTGGCCGGATTGTTGGTTTTCTAGGTGACGACGAAGATCGTATCTCTGCGTTTATCGAAGCGTGTGGTCCTGACCTTATCGAACGCGCCAGCACCACGCTGGCTGAACTGGAGGGGGAGAAATGAACCGTGACAAAAAGTCAAATGATATAGGCAACATCTTTGTGGCCGTCTGCGCTGTATACTTCTTTGCGTGGATCATGGGAGTGCAGCCAAAAGATACGGTGGGATGGGCCGCACTTTTCTTAGCAGCGGTGGCAGTTGGAAAATGACAGACCGCTACGGAAACCGAAACATCATCAAGATGTTCAATCAGATCAACGCGCTTCGCAAAGCGATCCGCAACGAAGGCACACCAGCCATCCAGGAAGCATGGGACAAGGTGGAAGAACACATCGACTTTGCATATGGAGCAGGAAAGGTCAAAGATGCTGATAAAAATTAGAGGTGTGGTTTATCAAAGCGTCAGCCACGCAGCAGAAAGCCTTGGTGTTGGTAAAGATGCGGTCTACAGCGGCTTGAAGCGTGGCTGCATGGATTCTGTAGGCTTGGGTAACACACAAAGCCAACCCATCGTTCTGGGTGGTATAAAATTCAGGTCAATGGGTTCTGCCAGTGCAGCCTTGGGCTTCAACAGGTCATTTGTACGTTACGCGATGCAAAGTGGATCAGAAACGGCGAACAAAAGATTGGAAGATGCGATCAAGCGTTACAAACAGGAAAATGGAATGCAGCAATGAAATTCTTGGCAATCTTACTGATCACATGGGTTGACGGATCGCAGTCTGGCTTCAACGTGCCAGCCGACATGACTTGCGGCGATCTGATGGATGAGGCCATCGCGTTGGCAAATGAAAGCGACATGAGATATTCAGTCATGCGATGTATTTACACGGATCAGGTGATCGTTTCGCCAAAGCCGCCTAAGCGTCCAGTGGGTTGAAAATCAGAAGGCCGAAGGTTGCCCTTCGGCCTTCCTTGTTTCTGGTCGATCAGGCAAGCAGTTTCGCCAGCGTCTTCGGACCAGCAACGCCATCAGCGGCCAGCCCGTTGGCTGTCTGCCACTTTTTCAGTGCGGCTTCGGTTCCCGGTCCAAACACACCATCGTCATCGAGGCCAAGTTCAGCTTGCAAGCGTTTGACGTTTTCGCCTGTGGAGCCTTTCTTCAACACGCCGGGAATAGATGCAGCATGGGTGATAGGCGCTGGCACGGCCCCGCCAAGGACGGCTAATGCCTGATCATAGTGCTTCTTGCGGTCATCCAAGCCAATCGTGCCGCCGTTCACAAGCTTGGTCATCTTCACGATGTCATTGGCGTCACAGGCCGCATTGATGTTGCGGCTGGCCCAATACCAGCAAGCCGATTCCAATGCGCCTTTCTTGGTGGTCACATAGTCGATCACCTCTTCGGCGGTCAGGCCTACCGATTTGCCGAAGGCGGTGTAATTGTCGCGGCCTGTTAGCTGGACAACACCGCGACCACGAAAACGATAACCGTCGCCAGATGCAGTGTCGCCGTTGCCCATGCGGGAAGCATAGATCACATTTGCAATCTTTTCCGGCTGCTTGGCATAGTCGGCGGCATTCCGGCCAGCCTTGGAAAAGTATTTGCTGAACAGCTTTTCCAGAGTTTCCGCCCGGTAGTTCAGGTTCTCCGACAGCACGGTGAAGTTCATGGATTCATGCCCACATTGGGCAAAAAATCCAGCAATGCGGTTTGGCGTGTTGATGTCATACTTTGGCAAGATTTCCATTGCCGCATCAGCCCATGCCGCCGCTTCTGCATTGCCATGCAACAGGTGAATGATTTTGTCTTTGGTCAGGGTCATGTTTTCTTCTTTCCAATGTTTTTGGCAACAGCGCCGAGGATAGAGTTCTTGTCCGCCCCAGCCTTGCCAGTGAGATTGGCAAGCATGTCACCTGCGTTGCCCGTGACAGCGGTCTTGATCAGGCCCTCCACTTGTGGCGGCAAATCCACCTTGTCCAGCACAGCATCCGCGATCTGCTCTTTGACCTTTTTGCCAATCAGCGCACCTACCAATTTGCCAATCATTCGGATGGTCCTTCTTCTGGAGTTTTGTTGCGGTTATTCCCAGCCGCCATCACGCCGCCGAGAGCGCCGACAATGAAGCTGGCAATGGGTGTCAGCAGTTCGAAGAACTTGCGATCATTCTCGCTGCTCTCGCCCATAGGCTGGGTGACGAAGACAAGCGAATACAGGATCACGAAGATCGTGCCACCGAGGATGACAGTTAATGCCACCCCGATGAAATATCGCAGCTTGGCTTCCATTTCGTCAGGATCGTTCTTACCCATTGGTTCCTCCTAGCAGATCATCAGGGCATTGTTTTGTCGCCGTGCAGATCGGCGGCAAGCATTCAGGATTGGTCCAGTTGTCTGGATTTTGGCAGGGATAACGATAGAAGCCATCCTTGCTGATCACGAAGACGCCGACGATGGCAAAGCCAAAGATCAGCCACAGCAGTTTCTCTTTCATCGCACCATCCTTTACTGGGCCAGCGGGTTGTCTAAAGCCCGTTGCAGTTTGCCGTTAAGCCTGTCTTCCAACTCTTTCATGTCCTGATCTTGCGACATCCGAAGTTGATCCCGCCTTGTCTCGAAACGCTTTTCGGCATCGTCGATCAGGCTGCGCACTTTTTCTTCGTTGGTTCTGACGGCATCTTCTGCCCGATCCACCTGTTTTTCAAGTTGGATGATGTCATCCTTCAGCCCGTTCTTGATGTCGCGGGCATAATCCAAAGCTTCTTGCACCTTGGCATCCATGATTTCCATCTGTTGCTGGTACGCGCCAAGGTCCATCGAGGCGACTTCTTCGACCTTCTGATACATCACAAAGCCGCCGTATAGTGTGCCGCAGACCGTAGACAGCAGCGCCACGGTGGCAGCGATGGTTGCTGGCGTCATGCGAAGGCCAAGGATGCTGAAAGCCTTGTCTTTCAGGCCGTCGATCTCATCCAGTGCTTCGCCAAGGTCGCGTTCAGTGGTCATTGCTCAAAACTCATCTGATCATCTTGCAACGCCTTCATGGCTTCAATCTCTGCTTGAAGCTGCTGTATCTCTAGCCGTCGTTGCTGCAACTCCAACAGATAAAGCTGATTGCAGTCTATGCGCGATTTTGGCGCATTCAGCGGGATGACGATGCGGGCAAACAGGCCGATGTCTTTTGTCTGTGGCGACAAGTCGCTGCCGGAAAGATTGTTCACGCCGCCAAGCACACCAAGTTCAAGATTGCTGCTGCCGCCGATGGCCATGCTGCAATCCAGATCACCAGCACTAAAACTGTCGCTTTGGTATGACATTGGCGAGGTCGGAATCTGCAATGCCAATGACGTGCTATCAGCCTGCGCCGATCCGGCAATCATCAGCAGGATGACGGATAACCGCTTCATGCCCTGTCACCGTCCAGACGCGAACAGATGCGCGATGACACGATAGCAGCATCTTCCTGCCCGGCACGAAGCATCGAGGTCGTGCAGACATAGACCACACGCGAAACATCAATCTGCCTGATGTAAACCTCAAAGTCTTGCCTGCCGCCGGGCTTGACGTGCATCACACGCTGGGCCGATGCGAAGGGAACGGCAACCCAATCAGCATCAAACAGGCCGATGGCAAAATATTCGACATCATCGCGGGCATTGAACAGCGACAGATCGGCCTGCATGATTTGCTGCACCGACGATTTGTGCAGTTTTGGGTATGCTGGCGTCATCTCATGCGCACCAGCAACCGTTGCCATCAGGATCATTGCCGCAGACGCCATCAGCTTCATTTTGCGATGCACTCTGCTTGGATGATGGCCCGATAGGTTCCGGCAGGAAGTGCCTTGTTGTAGCCGTACTCAGCCTCGCTATCGACCTTGAAGAAGGTTGTCCCGGCGACGGTCAGGTCGAACTCTGTCGTGGCATCATATTCAACCTTATTGGCATCATAGGCCGACATATCTGGATCAGACACGTTGGAAACAGACGAACCGCCCGTCCATGTGACAGTATCTGTCAGGGTCGGGCTGGTCGAAAAGGATGTTGGATGCGTGATGCGGGCAATGTAATAGCCTGCCAGAGCCACGTCATAGCGAATGCTGGGCGTCACACCACCATCAGCAGGTGTTGTGCTGAGTTTGCTTGGCGTAGGGTTGCCATAGACGCCTGTGCGGTCTGTGCGGATGATGCACTTGGCTTCCACATTGCCTTCGATCTGGATGCCGTCTGCCAGCGCCATCTGCGGCAGCAAGGCCAGAGCAACGATTGCCAGTTGTTTCATTCCAAGTCTCCTATTCGTATTGCATGGCAAGCATCTGCTCATGCAGCACTTGCTGTGCTAGGCCATTCCGCAGCCCACGCTGGTTTTCTGGCAGCTTGCCATCGACCAACATAGGCACATCCGCATATGCGCCGCCGTCAAGTTCAGCAGCATAATAGGCGTCCATGTCGGCAGTATAACCCATTGCAGCCAGAATAGCATCCTGCGAAACGCCGTTGGCTAATGCGAGGGCATTGCGTGATGCGGCTAGGCCACGTTCCAACCGCGCTTTGCGTTCTTTATCGTCGCTTTGGTCTTCGGTGGCCTGTTCTTCGTCCCGATATTCCTGATCCGTCTTCTTGCTGGCAATCTGATATGCGTCATCTTCCAAGGCATTATAGGCGTCTTGTTCGCTGGTTGTGACCGATGGCACAGGTGCAACATAACCTTCGCAGGAGGGGCTAGCTTGCGGGTTAGCGCATTGGTCAACGCGGTAAGTATAG